GATGCCTCCAGAGGCCATGATGGATCAGGGTGGACCGCCTGTGCCTACTCAGGGACCGCCAACGCCGCCTATGGGCCCGCAGGGGCTCTTGGGGATGTAGTATGGCCCCGCATGATCCGAATGTACAGGCTCTAATGAATGCTCGTCGTATGATAGATGCTAAGTTGGCTGAGATGATGAATATACCTACTGATCCTAATGAACAGGTAGATTCTCTCATTGGGTCTGGACCTATCTACCCCCAGACTGAGTTCTCGATGCCTGCTGGAATGAGGCCCGGAATGGGTGCTGCAAGGGGTCCAGATAGACCTCCTCCTATGCGGCATAGGCCAGCGGGGTTGTTGGTCTAATGAATGAGGAGATGGACCCGACAGTAGCAAGGTTATTTGAGCGGATAAGCTCTATGGTTGGAATCCCCGCAGAGGTTCTGGCTGGTAAGTGGGGCTTTAAGAGCGGTGGGGACGTTAGTGATGCATTGTCGGCAAATCCACAGGCAACTACGGCAGCCGTTGTTCAAACTGCTCAGGAAGAAGACCCAAGTTACCTACCTAAATTTTTGGATGCGACCTATAAGGAAATGTCCAAGCATATAACATTGGCAGATGCTGCTGGTAATGCAATAGCCCAAAATATGGCTACTACGCTAGGGGGCGGCTCTTTAAACCCTGTAGCAGCCCGTAAATTTGTAGAGAGTAGAGTGGCAGGCTTACTGGGACATCATCTTGATAAAGATAAGTTTGGGGTACAATGAGAACTGACAAACAAGAAGCCTTTATAGAATCCTACTGTTTAACGGGAAACGCCGCTAAAGCTGCTGAAATGGCAGGCTACTCACCGAAAGCCTCCAAACAGAAGGGATACTCCCTAAAGAAGCAATTCGCCCACGAAATAGCCGAAAAGACCCGTGAGATGATGGCTGACGCCATCCCCGGTGTATTGGCTAAGTTACATCTATTAATGGACGAGTCTGCCTCTGACGCAGTTAAACTAGGGGCTATTAAAGACTTCCTTGACCGAGCAGGCTTAAAGCCTGTGGAGAAGATCGAGCAGCAAGTCTCTCAGGTCGAGAGTGCTTCTCTTGATGAACTGAAACGAGAACTTGAGGCTTTAACAGGCTCTTCAAAACCAGAAGAAATCCCGGAGTTGATGAATTGATATGCCTTCAGGCCCATATGAAAGATTTTACCCCGGAGAAGATAGAGGTTTAGTAGACCCTAGTTGGGGTTCGGGGCCATACAGGCTGAATGCCCCCAGCATAAGTCAGGTAGAGCCTTGGCACGTTATGGCTGCCACAGGCGTTTCTGCCGTACCGGGTCTTCTTGGTGCAGCCGAACTAGCGGTTCCGAGCCTTCTTAGTACGGCTAGAACGTCTGCGGATATAGCGAGAAGAACATGGCCTGTTATAAAAGAAGTCCTTTTACCCCTGACGCTATCTTCCTCCCCAGAAGAAGAGAGAAAACTTAGAGATTTAAAGAAATATTTGGAACAACAGGATGTGTATCAAGGTACAGGAGAGCAGTGGGCAGAAAAAGCTTGGGTAACACCGGGCTATGGCGAAGACTCTCAGGCTATTCCAAAGCTAGATTTTGTCTACACTGGAGAGGGACAAACAGTATTTGGCTGGGGTATGTATTTTGCAGAAACTCCCGGGGTTGCGAGGTCTTATCAAAGGGGTGGTGTAGCGGCTAAAGTAATACCAGCTAACCTACTAGAAAGGTACTTTAAGCCGGGAAGGATAGTACCATCATATGGCGGATATGATGAGGTTATTGAGTATCTTCCTCAAGGACATGATCCAGAACATCCGTGGCATTGGGAGGTTAAAGTTAAGGCTGTAGACCCCTATGGAATGCGCGGTAAAAACTTTGGAGATATTGAGGGTAAGGGGCCAATACGCAGTCATTCTACGATGCCGAGTTCAGACAATGTGGGGGAGGCTCTTGGCGAAGAGTTAGGCGCTGTATATAAATTCGAACTTCCCCGGAAAGAAATCAACAAGATGATAGATTGGTATGCTGGTTACTATGACCAGACTAACGATGTTCAGGAAATTTTACAAGAAATAGCGAACGAGATAGAGGCTGGCGAAAGGGAAAGTAACTGGGGTATTTATACTGCTTATGATGGAGCAACAGCCTATCTAACTCTTGGGGAGTTAATCAGGGCTCACTTTTGGCAACTGGAAGATCGGTCTTACCCTGAACCGCCATACCAACAACTCGAAGAATATGGTGAAGATGTAAGCCCTTGGATGAGGAAGGTTCTTAGCGATACTGGGATGGAGGATTATCGCCGATTAGTTCAAAATGAAAACTATCTACATGAATTAGGACATAATATTGTCCCCACGGAACTGTACGAATACTCTAGGGAGTTAGCTTCCCGTTATCTAGCCTCGAAAGGAATTCCCGGTATAAAGTATTTTCAAGGTGGGACAGCTAGGGCAACAGGACAAGGTCCAAGAAACTATGTAGTATTCGATCAAAGGGTACTAGACAAAATGCCAGTCAAAGGAAAGCTATACTAATGCCTGTACAACGCTGTACTCTGAAAACCGGAAAGAAAGGCTGGAAGTGGGGGAAGTCTGGAAAATGCTACTCGACAAGAGCCGGAGCAGAGAGGCAGGCTAAAGCTATTTATGCCAGCAAGGGAAAGAAATAATGGAACTTTTTGGTACTACACTTCCGAGTGGTCAGATAAGATATAGCGATCCTTGGCGGGATGAACTTAGGGATAAACAAGTTCAGCAGGGAGTTTTAGCGGGTCTTTCAGGGCTCTTGGGTGCTCCTTATTGGGGGGGGTTATTATCCACGGCTCACAAAGCTGAAGACAAGTACGGACGACCTCGATCTAAAAGCACGTTAGTAAAGCAGGGGTTTGAACCCGTGACAACTTCTGTGCCAGCAGGGACAGCCGCCGGGCAGACACTGTACAGGCTTTCAAATCGACCTCCAACGCCAGAAGATGTAGCCCATAATGAAAAGTATGGTATGAGGGTGACTGGAAACTTGCCTGATTGGTTAGGGGGTGGTGCGATTGGTCAGGGAGTTCAGACTGGGAGAAGGGAAACTCAAGAACAAAGAGATGATTCTCCAATTATAGCGAAAGAAAGAAAAAGGCTATGGAAACTATATCAGAGATTAGGACGAATGGCTGACTTGGCAGCATATAAGGCTCATGTACGCAAATTTGGCTGAGAGGCAGTCCATTGAAAAAGCTGTAGAGATAGCCCGTGAGATAAGGACTAGGGAAAGATTCAACAAGATTGATTTCTACGATCCTTATCCTTACCAGAAGAACTTTCATGACACTGGTGAGTATGCTAATCAACGGCTTTTAATGGCTGCTAACCGTATAGGAAAAAGTTATTCCGGAGCCGCAGAACTCGCTTTTCACGTAACTGGTTTATACCCAAAGTGGTGGAAAGGCCGTAGATTCACTCAGCCTATAGTTGCTTGGGCTGGTGGTGTCTCAAACGAAACTACCAGAGATATTGTCCAATTTGAATTATTGGGTTCCCCGGATGACCCCGAAGCCTTTGGTTCCGGTTCTATACCGAAAAAACATATAATAAAAACCGAAAGGAAGCCCGGTGTTCCTAACGCAAAATCAGTAGCGCTGATAAAACACGTTAGCGGTGGGAACTCTTCTTTATTCTTTAAAGCCTACGAGATGGGCGTAGAGAAATGGCAAGGTCGTTCAGTTGATTGTATTTGGCTGGATGAAGAGCCAAGCAGAGAATTGTATTCACAGGCTGTAACCAGAACCTTGGATCGAAGGGGGATGGTTTACATGACATTTACACCCGAAGCTGGCATGACTGAGACAGTTGCCTCTTTCATGAATAACTTACAATCTGGACAATCTTTGACAAATGCGACTTGGGATGATGCTTCCGAGCGTATTTTTTCAATGGGTGGAGAGAGAGGGCATTTATCAGAATCTGTAATGGAGCAGATTCTATCCTCGTATTCCCCGCACGAGAGGGAGATGAGGCGTTACGGAAGACCCTCTATAGGTTCTGGCCTTGTGTTTCCTCTCAGTGAAGATAAAATAATGGTCGATCCTATACATATAGAGGATCATTGGCATAGAATAGCTGCAATAGACTTTGGATGGGACCATCCTACGGCTGTTGTGTGGTGTGCAATAGACAGGGATGAGGATGTGTTCTATGTTTACGACTGTTACAGGGCGTCTAAGGCCTCCCCAACCATTCATTCTGAAGTTATACGCACTAGACCTCATTTTATCCCCATTGCTTATCCCCATGACGGTAATAGACGAGATTCTATGGGTAATCCCGGTTTGGCTGACCAGTATCGTAATCTAGGTTGTAATTTCCTTCTGGAGCATTTTACCAATCCTCCCGCATTAGGGAATAATAAGGGCTCTAACTCAATAGAGGAAGGCTTAATGGCGATGCTCCAATCTGTCGAAGCTGATAAATTCAAGGTATTCTCTACTCTATCAGATTGGTTTGAAGAGTTCAGGATGTACCACAGAAAAGATAACAAGGTGGTTCCTATACGGGATGACCTCATGAGTGCAACAAGGTACGCATTCCAATCCCAGAGATTTGCCGTTGCTGGCGAAGACCCCTCTTGGACTGAGGATGTAACATACAGGAACTACGGAATCATTTAATGGCTAAAGAAAAAATTACTGAGGACGAACTGTTAGCAAGAATCAGGAGTGAAGTTACTGATGCCTTGGGCTATGGTGATACAGTATCCAAGCAACGAGAAGCTGCTATGGAATATTACTATGGCTTGCCGTTTGGTAACGAAGTAGAAGGCCGTTCTCAATTTGTAGATAGTACAGTAGCAGACACTATAGAATGGATTAAGCCCTCCTTGATGAGAATTTTTGCTTCCGGGGATGAGATGGTAAAATTTAATCCTGTTGGACCTGAAGATGTAGAGTCTGCTGCCCAAGCTACCGATTATGTAAATTATGTTTTTACTCGTGATAACCCCGGATGGGAGATATTGTATTCTTGGTTTACTGATGCTCTTCTAAGTAAGAATGGCATAGTAAAGGTATGGTGGGATGAATATATTGATTATGAAAGAGAAGAATATAAAGGCTTGGATGAAATGGAGCTTTCTTATCTGATAACGGGTGATGATATAGAGGTTGTAGAGCATACTCAATATGAGGTTGATTTAGAGCCTCGCCATGATATTGTTATAAAAAGGGAAATTAAGAAGGGAAAAATCAGGGTAGAAAATGTCCCTCCATCAGAGTTTCTTATATCTAGGGAATCCAAGGACATAAAGGATGCTAGATTTGTTTGCCATAGGGTAAAGAAGACCTTATCTGAACTTAGGGAGATGTATCCTGATGAAAAGTTAGGGCCGGAAGATTTGGGCAACGATGATGGAAGCATGGACTCTTTTGGTAGCGAAAGGCAATCAAGATATGATTTCGATAATAGTTCTAATTTTGGGCTAGAAGATGGTACTGAATATGAGGAATCATTGAGAGTTTATTGGTTGAATGAAAGTTTCCTTAAAACTGATTTTAACGGCGATGGCCTCTCCGAATTAAGGAGGGTTTGCACTGTCGGTGATTATGTATTAGCCAATGAAGAAATAGATTCCATACCTTTTATATCCATTACCCCCATAAAAATACCGCATAAGTTCTTTGGTTTATCGGTTGCTGATCTTGTTATGGATTTGCAGCTAATAAAAAGTACGCTGATGCGAAATCTTATGGACAATATGTATAACCAGAACTTTGGTCGATATGCCGTATTAGAGGGGCAGGCGAATCTCGATGATCTTCTCACCCAAAGACCGGGTGGAGTAGTTAGAGTAAAATCCCCCAACGCCGTAATGCCCCTCACCACTCCCCCCTTAGAACCTTATTCTTTCCAGATGCTTGAATATCTTGATGGAGTAAGGGAATCCCGAGCGGGGGTGAATAAGTATACGCAGGGATTAAATGAGAATGCTTTAACATCCCATACTACAGCTACTGCTGTAAACGCCGTTATGACGGCTGCACAGAGCAGGGTTGAATTGATTGCAAGAAATTTTGCAGAGACTGGCGTAAAAGATTTAATGAAGGCTATATATACCCTTTTGCAAAAGAACCAAGATCAAGAGCGAGTCATAATGCTCAGAAATAAATGGGTTCCAATTCGTCCAGATATGTGGAAAGATTGGTATGATTGCACTGTTTCTGTTGCTCTTGGAACGGGGAATAAGGATCAGCAGGCACAGCACCTTGTTACCATGCTTCAATTTGCTGGTGATGCAATGAAGGGTGGATTAAGGATTGTTAATGAAAAGAATATGTACAACATGGGTGCAGCCCTAGTAAAGAATATGGGTTTCCAGAATGTAGATGATTTCCTTACAGACCCAGATGAGATTCCTCCAATTCCCAACCCAGAAGAGGAAATGAAGCAGATGGAAATGCAGTTGAAGTTTAAAGAACTGGAAATGAAGGCTGCGGATATACAAGTGAAGCAAATGAAAGTACAACAAGATGCAACTGCTGACTCTATTGATGCTCGACTAAAGTTGCAGGAACTTGCTTTGGAAAGAGAACAGAACAGAGCAGTAGCGATAGGAGAAACGTAATGGCGACAAAGGAAAGAGCAATTCAGTGGGCAACGGGTATAAAGCCTTTTAGCACATGGAAAAAGAAGGAAGTCCCCGTAAAAACAGGTATGGAAGAGGCTGATAAATTGTGGACTAAATCTGGCGCTCAAAAGGTTGCCTCTCAAACTCCTAAAGAGAAAAGAAAACGACGGCAACGACGTTTTCATATGTTAAGAAGTAAGGTTGTTTGAAAGATTGTGCCGAAACGTAAGATATTTGTTGGGCATGGGAAAACTGCTATTAAGGGTTCTGGGACTCGTCGTGGAACAACAAGTGGTCAGGGCAAGTGGTGGAATCCTCCATCTGATCCGGCTACGGTTAAGGATTTAGATGAAATCAAAAAGATAGAAAAAGAATTAAATGAAGATTCTAAAAAGAAAAAACCTAGCAGCGATGTGAAATCCCCTAAAAGAAGTAGAGGCGGAGGTGGTGCGGCTGGTGGTATTCCCGGACAGGTTGGAAGGTGGATGATAGACCGGAAAACCGGGCGACGAACATTTAAGTTGATGTAACATGACACCAGAAGAAAGGGAACGAAGAGCGCGTTCCTTAATAGATGATCCGCTCTTGAATGAAGCATTTGAAGTATTAAAAGAAGATTTAATGAATCGCTGGAGTCATAGCGGTTCGACAGATTTGGAAGCTAGGGAGGCAATCTGGCTTGCAATGCGACTGCTTGACAAGATTCATGCTCATATAACATCCATA